CAAATGCCTTTTGGTGCAACACAAGCTACTGGGGGTGATTTCTTAGGCGGGTTACAAGGAAGATATCAGAACGCAAACTTAAAAGAAGGTCCAGCTTTGATGGGGGAACCTCAGATAAGCCCCGCTCAAAAGACAGCACTGAACATGGAAAAACAAATCCACGACCAGTTGCTAGATACAAGTGCAGTTAATGTTCTACGTAGTGCGATATTTGAATCTTCATTATTAGGCACGGGCGTAGTAAAAGGGCCATTTAACTTTTATAAACGTATCCACAAGTGGGGGCGTAATGAGCAAGGAGAACGTATGTATACGCCGTATGAGCGTGTTGTTCCCCGTATTGAGCATGTTCCTATTTGGGATTTTCATCCTGACCCTTCTGCAACCAGCATTGAAGACTGCGAGTACGTTATCCAACGTCATAGAATGAACCGACAACAGATACGGGGACTTATAAATCATCCTCATTTCAACAGCGTTGCTATCGAGAATGTTCTTGCCACTGGTCCAAATTACAATGACAAGTATTACGAAGATACTATTCGAGAAGATGAAACTGAAGCGTACTATCAAGAAGGACGTTTTGAAGTTTTAGAATACTGGGGCGTACTTGATTCGAACCTAGCAAAAGAGGCAGGGTTAGAAGAAGCGGACCAAATGAATCCGTTTGACCAAGTACAAGTTAACGTATGGGTTTGTGGTAACGAAATTCTTCGTTGCGTATTAAATCCATTTACTCCTGCTCGTATTCCTTATCAGGTGTTTCCATACGAAATCAATCCCTATCAAGTATGGGGGGTTGGTATCGCAGAGAACATGGAAGATGCTCAGATGCTGATGAACGGACACGTTCGAATGGCAATCGATAATCTTGCGCTGGCAGGTAATCTTGTATTTGATGTGGATGAGGCAAGTCTTGTACCGGGACAGAACATGGATATTTTCCCCGGTAAAATATTCCGTCGTCAGTCAGGGGTCACAGGTACAGCAATCAACGGACTAAAGTTTCCTAACACTGCACCTGAAAACATTCAGATGTATCAGATTAGCCGACAGCTTGCTGACGAGGAAACAGGTCTGCCATCCATCATGCACGGACAAACAGGTGTGTCAGGCACAGGGCGCACCGCATCTGGTCTGTCAATGCTACTAGGGGGAGCAAGTCTTTCCCTCAAGACAGTCATTAAGAATATCGATGACCACTTGTTGAAACCGTTAGGTGAAGCATACTTTCAATGGAACATGCAGTTTAATGACGATGCACCTGACATTGAAGGTGACCTTGAGATTAAGCCACGAGGCGTAGCTGCAGTCATGCAGAAAGAAGTGCGTAGTCAACGACTAACTACTTTGTTACAAACAGCATCCAACCCTTCCCTTGCACCATTCATTAAGATACCTAACTTGGTACGTGAACTTGCTATTGCACAAGATATTGACCCTGACAGTTTGGTAAATGATGTTAATGAAGCGCAGATTTTTGCAGAGATATTAAGAGGACTACAAAATGCTCAACAAGACACAGGCCAGCAAGGTCAGCCCACTGGTGGCGAACAAGGAGGCATGGGACAGTCTGGACCAGTACCTGCAGGAGCAAATCCAGATGACGCTTCGGGCGTTGGTGGCGGCACAATCGGAACTGGAAGTGTTCCGTCTGCAGGGGAAGATAACTTCACTGGAACAAATCAAGGGACTGAAGGCTGATTACGAAGCTGCAATAAAGGAAAACACGGGTGGCTAACGCAATACTTGAAAGTTACATTGCAAACCTTGCAGGCAGAATGGGTGCTGCGGGTATAGCTACGGGATTACTTTACCAGCAACAGATGGGAAGGTCTTTTCTTCCTTACATGGGGAAACCAAAAGTATCTCGTGGTGCAGCAGAGGCCGGTGGAGTTGCAAAAGAATTAGGGTATGAGGAAAGTGGTCCTAGTGGTCCGCAGCCTACCGAAGGCGATAGAATTGAAGATAAAGACGGGGATGGTATTCCTGACGGGATTAATATTGTATCTGGCACAGGTGATACATTTAGAACATTAGGCGTTAGCGGTGGCACTTTTGCACAAATGGCACAACGCTACGAAAAAGAACGCGAAGAAGCAAAGAGAAGAGACCAAGACCTTAAAACTGTAAGTGGGGTTACAAGCAAGTTAAAAGATTTAGTTGCAAAGCAGGCAGGTCGTGCAATTGGTATTCCTGATACTAGGTTTGATATTGCAACTGGAAGGGATGTTATTGCAGGAGGAGTAAAAACGGGCGTACCTCTTTTTGATTTTGCCCAGCCCCTTGGTCAAAAAGCATTTGAAAAATTTACATTACCAAAGTTAGAAGCGGCGGCTGCACAAGCTGCGTTAGGAACGGAAGGATACGGCATATTTACATTAGGGGGCGGTGAGGCAGTAGCCATAACTCCTGATGGAATAGTAGGAGATGTAAGTAGCTTTCTTGACCGCACAGGCCGAACTAGAACTCAGCTTGAAAATGAATTAAGAGATAAGACATCTGCCGGATTAGGTGGGGGATATTTAGGAGACCTCTACAGGTCATATACTAGCACACCTATTACGCCTACAACATCTTTTGATGAGATTAAAGGTCGGTATATGTACGAAGAGTCAATTATAAACTCTAGTCTTAGCGATGAATTGAAGAGTACACTTTTGGGTGGTGCAGACCTCAGACCAACCATAGACTACACGTTTGCTTATGAAGATGGTACGTATGGCAGCGGAACAACAACAGGGTTTTCTGGTAGAAATAGATTTGATGCTTCTACAGGTCAAGTAATTACTGACAACACTCCGTCAGGTCCATACCGTGATGAGTATGAAACCGGAACGACAGGTTCATACTTTAGTAGTAATATGTTTGATGAGGGGTACTCTCAGTTTGACATACCTAGTGTCGCTGATACAACATCAACAACTACCCCTACTTATACAACGACAACCACTTACACAGATTACTATGACAACTCAGATAGTGATAGTGGGTACTCTGCTCCTTCTCCCGGTTCTGACTTTGGAAGCTACGATTCTAGCTATGACAGCATATTTGCTGAAGGAGGTCGTGTTCACATGAAAAAGGGGGGTACGTCAGGTGACCCCATACAAGGAACAGGGTTTGTATCTGGACCTCCAAATCAGTTTACAAAGAGTGAGACAGTGGCTGATACAGAGTATCGGCAGGTGCGTGATGGTTCTTTTGTTCTTAACGCACCTACTGTTGAAAGGTTGCAGCAGCAAGGGCTATTACCACTAGGGGTTGACAAACCTGCAAAAAACACTAAAATAAAAGCGAAAGAGGGTGGTCTTATAGATGTAGCCCTATCTAAAGGCGAAGTTGTAATTGAGCCTGAAGACGTAAAGAAGTTTGGTGGGTACGACCAACTAGAACGTATTAACAATCAAGGAAAATCAGAAGTAGACCGTCGCCAATCAAACATGGGCGGCAGAGTAGGATTTGCAGAGGGGGGTTCGATTGACCCCGGTTTAAGAGGGGCTGTTAGTGCAGGCAGCAGAGGTTTTCTTGGTCTTGGAAGACCTCAATTAGAATTACTTGGTCCATCTATTCAATACCAACAGCCTGCAGAAGAGTCCTTTATATCAACGTCTTCTTCTTCCGATGGTTATACACCGTTTATACCAAATCTTACTCCGTTTGAAAAACTAACGGCAGATTTACTTCTCAGACTTGAGGGCAATAAAGCACAAGGGTACGTTCCAAAGAAAACAGGTAAAGACCTTAGTGGCGTAAGTGTTGGGCTAGGATTTGACATTGGGCAGCATGACGTTAAAGACTTAGAGCGGATGGGCTTTAACTCTGCTCTTATAAGTAAATTTACTCCTTACTTAAACAAGATAGGTGACGATGCCAGAGCAACACTAAGGATTGAACCTCTTGAACTTACAGCAGATGAGTTAGCAGAAGTAAACCAAATAGCGTTGCGAAGCAAAATAGAAAGCTTTGATAGCTTTTTTCCTGAATACAAAGATGTTAATGATATTGACCGTGCTGTCCTTATATCTGCTGATTGGATAGGAGGTATGCGTCCTACCAAAAAGTATCCTAAAGGAAGATACATAGTATTTAAAAATAAGTATGAAGAAACTCTGGACATGGACAAGGCTCTTACCAGAGGTTTACTTGAAAGAATTACAAAGGGTGATGCAGAATACAATCGAGCAAAGAAAGCTAAAGATTGGCTGCAACAAACACGGGAAACCTTTCGCAGAAGCAATCCTGTAACTGGTCCCACACCCCGACCTAATTAGTCAGCTACCCGCATAGCGGCCCTGACGTAACCGAAGCGGCTACCTACAAGCCAAGTAGCCCCGCAAGATGAGGTAAAACAAATGGCAAAAAAAGTTCGCGGACACCGCGCAAACAAACCAAACGATTCCTTCGGAACTATAAACAACGACGGTCTGTATAAAGGTAAATATCGTGAAGATGTGTACCTTGATGATGACGAAGAAAATGTTGAAGAGCAACAGGCGCAGCCTGAAGAAGAAGAACAAACTGAACCTAGTTTTGTTCAAGGTGAAGCAGAAGTCAAGCATGACTACAAGAAACGCTATGACGATTTAAAGCGACACTACGACGAAAAGGTACAAGAGTTCAAGGATAAAGAGAAACAATTAGAAGCGACCCTCACTGAAGCTACTCGCTCACAAGGTATCTCTCTACCAAAAACAGAAGAAGAACTCGTCAAGTTTAAAGAAGAATTTCCTGACGTGTATGACGTAGTAGAGACTATTGCTACTATGAAAGCAGGTGAACGGGCGCAAATTCTTGAACAGGAACTTGAAACTATTCGTGAAAAAGAACAGAACACAAGGATTCAAGCGGCATACCAAGAACTTATAAACTCTCATCCTGATTTTAATGAAATTAGACAGGACGAAAAGTTTTTAGGATGGTTAGAAGAACAACCGCCTAGCATATCCGATGGTATTCTAAAAAACAATACAGATGCTCGTTGGGCTTCACGTGTTGTTGATTTGTACAAAGCTGATGTGAATATCACATCTAAACGTACAAAGAAGAAAAAGGAAGATGCTGCCGTATCTGTAGGTGCTGCGAAAGCACGTGACCTTACAGACTCACGGACTGAAGGCAGAACGTTTAAAGCATCCGATATCGCCAAGATGAAACCTTGGGAGTTTGAAAAGCTGGAAAGCGAAATTGACTCTGCAAGGGCTGAAGGGCGAATTGACTACAACTCTTAATCCTCAAAGGAAGGGATTGAACAATGGCTTTTAATAGCGCATCAGGTCATAATAACCTGCCTTCCGGTAATTTTACCCCGGAAATTTTTAGCCAAAAAGTTCTCAAATTCTTCCGTCGTGCTTCGGTTGCAGAAGATATTACGAATACCGACTACGCTGGCGAAATTGAAAACTTTGGCGATACTGTACGTATCATTAAAGAGCCAACAATCACTGTATCCTCATATGCTCGTGGTTCTGTGGTAAATCCGCAGGACTTGGCAGATGACCAGATTACTATGGTTGTTGACCAAGCAAACGCATTTGCGTTTAAGATTGACGATATTGAAGAGCGTCAGTCTCATGTTAACTTTGAAGCATTGGCAACTTCGTCAGGTGCTTATTCATTGAAGCGTAAATACGACGCCAATATCCTGCAAGCTATCTCTGATGGCGCAGGTCTTGCTGGTGCGGACGATGCTTCTTTGAGTGGCGGTCTGACTACCACGGATAGTAATCTGGGTACTGCTGCCTCTCCTGTAACACTTAGCGGTGCAACTGCAGGTGATGCTGCTGTTAACTTGATGCTACTGATGGCTCGTTCTATGGACGACCAATCTGTTCCTGAAGAAAACCGTTGGTTCATAGCACCACCAAAGTTCTATGAAGTTCTGTTTAAAGCAGGTTCGAAGTTTGCTGAAGTACAAGTAACTGGTGATGGCACTTCACCTCTGCGTAACGGCCTCGTTATGCAAGGTAATATTGGTGGCTTCGCTTGTTATAAGTCAACTGCACTAAACTCAACTGGTGGCACTGACCAAGTAACTATGACTGGTCTGTCAACCAGCAATAACGCAGAAAACCTTGTTCTTGCAGGTCATATGTCTGGAGCAGCTACTGCTTCGCATATTGCAAAGACTGAAGTTGTGCGTTCAACTGAAACTTTCAGCGATATTGTTCGCGGATTGCATGTATTTGGACGTAAGGTATTACGCCCAGAAGCCATCGTTCGTGGCGTCGTTGACTATTCATAAGGGAGACTGAGTAATGGCTACTTATACTGTAACTGGTGCTGTTGCTGGTGTTCCACTTGGCATCAAGCCCCAAATTGTAGAAGTTGTACTTGACTTCTCTACAACTAACTTGACTACTTCTGACTCAATAGAAGTATTTGAGATGAAGGCTAACACACTTGTTCTTATGGCAGGTGTTGAAATCTTAACTGCAACATCTAACTCTGGTTGTGTTATCGACTTAGGCGATGACGGCGACGATGATTTGTATGTTGCTGCTCTGGATGCTA